GCTCAAAGCATGGACTGTTGGTGAAGATGGAGTTAATTAACAATAGTTAATTGGTCTGGTATACGAGAGTATATTGAACCGCTACCTTCGGGATGCAACACTCTAACAATAGTTAGAAACTGTCACAACCAACAAAATGCTTGCCGACTAATAAGTCGGGTAACATTTGCGTATACTTTTCCCGATAGGGAATGTCTACGAAATTGAATTCTTCGGGTTGACTATCGTCACCCCAGAATCCAATGTCCACAGTGGTAAGTTGATTAGTATCAAAGTACCATTGTGGCAACATCGAATCGATAGCTTTAGCTATCTCTTTCGATGTAAGGGCACCGGTGGTATCACCATAGTGATCCATCCCGGTGCTCTCGCATTCAGACCATACATATTTGTACGTCTGAACGAAGGCCCTTGTGTTGAAAATATTCAACTTCCGGGGCCTGCACAACAGCTCTTGGAAAAGATTTCCACGTAGAGACTGTTGCACATAATCGGAAAAGGATTGATATCCTGCGATATTCGCGTCCGATAGGACCTGCCGATTATTATCCCTTGGATTGGGAAACTGTTGTTTCAGATCAGTCCAAGTTATTGCATTCACAAGTTTTGGGTATTCCCTAAGTTGTGTTAGCATGCGGTCCTGGATATCCTGAAGTTCAGGGATACCCCGGGCCGAAACGTTTCTATTGAGTTTCCTGAAAGTATTCAGGTCCTCAGAAACGTCCATACCTGCGAGATGCTTCGATAGAAGCCATCTCGTTGGTTCTGGGGATTGCCTGAGAAAACTATCGTATTCGTCAGGCAACCCTAAGCCATAACCCCCTACGATAGTAGGTAGGTGAATGGCTGCATGAGCCCTCGGATGTAATACCTTACTAGGTAACAGAGGGCCCATCCTAGAGATAAATAGACTGCGTATCGCAGTGATTTTATCCCTAGTGTAAAACCGGTTATCTTTCGGTAACCAGGTAAGCACTTTAGCAAGTTGTTGGGATTTACCAATCGCAACATTCTTGTTATCTTTTAGCATCATGGTCGATTGACCACGCTCTAAAAGCCTAACCTTTACGGTATCCACCATCGTGGACCGACTATAGTCGGCCTCATCGAAAGGTTTCCGATATTGTAGATTTGTCATGTTAATGACTCTCTCACAGTATCGTACACATATCTTGGAAACACCATGTTTCTCCACTGATATGTGCGAACCCGCTCTCCGATGATAATCGGTGATAAGGTTTAGGTAAGGAAGCGGCCCCTTTGCTAAGTGGTCGTCTCCCCCTACATGGAAGTATCGCCAGGCCCTATCGGGCGCGGCCCATTCTTCCATCAGGTACTCCTTCTTATTATTATAAGATAGGAATGCCGCTTCCTCAATCGATAGATTGAGTAGCGTTAATGATGGCTTAGCTATTGCCTCGCCCATCATTATACCTGTAGATGATAGAACGGTAGTTGTATCATCCAGTAAAACTAGCCTCGGTCCTATTGTATCGAGGACTAGTTGCATATAGGGGCTTAGGCTATTGCCTGTGAACCCTTCTATGAACGATTTGAGCATAACTTTTGTTAGCTCAAATTGCTGTGTGTTAGTAGCGTCCGTTAGGTCACTACTTAACACATAATGCTCACCTTCTAGCGAAATATCGCGGAGGTTGCATAAGCCCTTACACGCATCCCAAGCCTGATCCTGTCGGTGAAAGCTTGAGAACGCTGAAGGGTGGAACTTCATTGCCTCCACCAATAGGTGGGCCAATGGAGCCTGTAACACGTTAACCCAATAGGGCGACATTGTTACAATACGGGCCTTATTCCCCATTTCTGGGACAATACTTGCTCGTACCACTATAGGTGTCGTCGAAGAATCCTTCCACGCCACATATAGCATATGTTTACCCGTTACTTTATCAAGTCCGGCAAACCTCCCAACCACATCCTTAGGGATTCCCTTTGTGAGTGGTTGTAAGTAGTCATCTATACTGTCGTATAGATTTTCTACTTGATCACGAAACAAGGTCTTCCATAATGGAATACCTTGCTTGTGATAGGCGGTACCAAAAGGAGTTTCCTCCTCTTCGTCCGTCTCCGGGATCCTTGTCAGTATTCTGACTAAGGCATCTCGTACCGCAGCAGCCTGTCCACCACCGTTGACAGTGCTGTCGCGCTCCCCTGATGATGTCACACTCACGTGTGCCACTCCATCAGGTACTCGCCTCTTACCCCGGAC